CTGACAAAATGGAAAAACCTAAAAAAGAAATCAAAGAAGATATGTCCGAAAAAACAGCCGCAGCATTGTTAAGTGCTATTGAAAACATTGTAAAAGGTAAGAAGGTAGATTTAAGTTTAGTTGACGATTTAAAGGTATTACAAAAAGAATCAGGTGCTGCTTATACTGAATACATTAACAATATGGACACATCAAAAGGTTTTTTATCAATAGCAAAACAAAAAGCAACCATAGCAGTAAAAATATTATCAGAAGAACTTAAATTATTTAATGAAACAGAAATTAAATTTAAAGAACTAGGTGTTGATATGCCTAATGATTTAAGAAGTCCCGTAAGTGCACTTCAAATAGCTGAAAAAGATTTAAGTATGTTGACATCTTTATATTCAGAATTCAAAGTAAGATAAATAAATAAACACCAATGAATACAACAAATAATTTAGATAAGATTTTTAGTAAGCTACCTGTACAGTTAAATTCGGTATCAGTAGAGTTAGGTGCTATTGATGATTTAAAGAAAAAATTAGATAAAAATATCTCAAACTTTGACAGTAGTTTAGACAAGGTTAGAAGTATGGCAGATAATTTTGTGGATTTAGAAGAAGATTTTAGCAAAATATCAAATGAAGTAAGTTTAATAAGAAAACAATTATCTGATTTAGGTATTGATGACCCTAAAAATCTAAAGAATATATCGTTAAGGTCAAAAGAAATGGAAAATCTATCAAGAGAATTTATTAAAAAATTAAGATAAACAACAATGAAGACACCACAAGAATTAAACAAAATCTACAATAGACTACCAAAAGAAAAAATAGAGCTTTCCTCTGTTAGTGAGGTAGAGCTTTCCTCTATTAGTGAGCTGAAGCAAATTCAAGGTAGAATGAACAATATGAATGCTTCAACTAACGCAAGATTTGGTAAAGCAGAAAAAAACATTAAAGCTATTGTTAATGCAAAAGAAAATGTTCGTGATTCTATCAGAGATATGGATGACAACATTGTTTCAGCACAAGAAATCATTAAACAAGGCAAAACCGCTTTATCTTCATTTAAGAAAATGGCTAAAGAATTAGGATTAGATGCTACTTCTTCTAAAGAATATAAAGAGCTTGACATAACAGTTACTAATGATATGGTAGATATCGTTAACGATTCTAAAGAGGTTTTAAAAGAATTAAAGTCTTACGCTAAATAACAATATTTAGGTAAATGAAAAATAACAAAGATAGATTTATAGGAAGCAGGACGTCACCTAAAGGCAGCGGACGTGCTTGTCTATGCTGGGATAGCAATACCTACTCTATCTCCTGTTGTGATGGCTCTATGAGGGCACAGGGCATAGGAGTTATTACTAGAACAGAATGAAAATACAAATTTTATTAATTAATACGTTATATAGATAATATGAAATCAACTGAAATGCTAAGTCAAATCAAATCACTTCTAAACATAGAGGTAAAACTTGAGGAGACCAAATTAGAAAACGGTACTATTATAAGTGCCGAATCCTTTGAGAAGGATAAAGAGGTGTTCATCGTTACAGATGATGAAAAGGTAGCAATGCCAGTAGGCGAATATATGCTTGAAGATGGCCGTTTAATGGTTGTATCTGAAGAGGGTATAATTGGAGACGTTAGAGAAGTATCCGATGAAGTACCTGCTAAAGAAACTGAAGAAGGCGAAGAAATTACGTCTGACTTAGAAGAAGATGGCAAAAAAGAAGTCAAAGAAGAAATGGGTTACGCTACAAAAGAAGAATTGTCTTCGGCTGTTGAAGAAATGAAGTCTATGATTGATGAAGTAAAAGCTATGATGTCTCCTAAAGAAGAAATGGGTGACGAAGCTAAAACTTTAAAGTCAAGAACAGTAAAAGAAGAATTTGCTGAGGCCGCATCCGCTCCTATCAAACACAATCCCGAAGCTGAACCAGCTAAGAAAAAAGTAGAATTTGCAAAAGGCAAAATGGGAGCTACGGCAATGGACAGAGTATTATCAAGATTAAATAAATAAATAAAGAAATCAATATGGGAACTTTTAATTACACGTCAAATGACGTTGAGTACAATCAAGTAAGTCAAGTTTACTATACAGCAACAGGAGATATTTCTGAAGGTGATATAGGTTCTGACCACAATGTAGGAACTGATGGTTTGACTATCGGTATTCCAAAAATCACAACAGGGAATTTAGGATGTACAAT